GCCTACATGATCGCGGGAGATGAAGGCCTCGGTCTCCTTGCGTAGGTTGTCACCATCACGCGTCGACCAGGCAGGATGATTGGCATCCACTTGGAAGACGTGCCTAGACTGGGACATCTCGCGGTAAGGCAGCACGCCGTTCTCGCGCATCTTCTCCTGCACCTTCTTAGGCTGAGAGAAGAACCAAGCGTCAAAGCTCTTCGCATCCTTTGCCGGAGCAGAGAGGTCATTGATGCTAGCCTTGGTCACGGCTATGTAGTGGAAAGGATATTACTCAGCGGGCAAGTGGCAAAGGTTGTGCCAGTATCCGTCGATGTCATACCTGAGCATAGCCTTACGCGTGAAGCGATAGGTCAGTGAGGTATACCTGCCATCGTAGTCGAGCGTCTGCTCCACAATCTCCTTGAGTTCGGCTGATGTCATCTTCGCCGGCCATGTGCTGATGACTTCCCTGAGCGCCTTGTCTTTCCCTTCCTTGACTGCCTTGGCTGCCTCGGTGGCCTGTTGCCGGATATGCTCCATCCTCTCAGGCTGTTCCCTCCAAGCCTTCTGCCTGTACCTGGTCAGGCTCAGCTTACGCAGGATCCATCCTCTCCGCGCCTTGGTACGGTTCGGTTTGGTCATCGCGTAGAACTTGCCTCCTCGCCAGAGACTCGGTCGAACCCCGAGCGTAAGCGACAAGGGGTGAGACTAGAGTCACCCTTATCCGTAGGATATGGGACGGAAGTTGAGTCGGATGTTGATAAGGGAATTAGCATTGGGTTTGGGGCGGGGGTGCGGGTGTTGACCCTCAGTTGACCTTCAAACGCCTTGGCGACCCCTTGGCGGGGCTGGAATCGCTATGCCTTGGGGCGACCTCAACCCCACTTTGGGAGGGGGGCTGGCTGTATTCCCATCGGATGACCCCCTTCTCGGCGGCGTGGCGGATGTGAATCTCGCCCTTAAACTGCCCTTCGGAGTCTCGGAGGCCGGCACGGCCACGGCGCTTGGTCAGGCCGAACTTGTAGATCGGCTCGTCGCCCTGGCAGCGGAAGAGGACGGCGACCTCGCGGAAGTAGTTCGTGAACTCGGACGACCCTAGGCCCGCGTAGGCTAGGTCGGCGACGGTGTGGCCTTCCTTGTCGCTGGCGGCCTTGGGCTTGCCGGTGTGGTGCATGGCGACGAGCACGGCGCCTGTCTCGAGCAGGATCGGGGCGAGGTCATGGCGCAGGAACTTGGAAGCCTGCTCCTGGTCGGACACGTCGATGCCGGCGAAGGAGAGCAGCGGGTCGACAAAGACGATGTCTGCCCGGTGTTCGCGGACTAAGTCGGCGAGGGCGGCGGTAAAGGCCGTGCCTGTGCTGACGGTGTCTCGGAAGATGGCTAGGGACTCGCGCAGCTGGTCACGCTCCTGGCTGTCGAGGTAGGCACCTGCCACGACGTCCTGAAGGGCTTCGGACACATCGCCCGCGTCATTCTCAGCCTGAAGGATGATGGCCCTAAGCGGTCGGGCTGGCTTGATGCCGAAGAAGTCACGGCCTAACGCCCAATGGACGGCGGCCTGCATCATCAGCGACGACTTGCCCGTGCCGGACTGGCCGACGATCAGGAGCGAGCCGCCCTTGCATAGCCAGCGGTTGCCAAGGACGGTGTTCGGGTCGTCCTTGCGGTCGAAAGCCATCAGGTCGTCGAAGGCCATCCGCTTGGGGCCGTGCTTAACCTTGGAGCCCTTGCGCTTGTCAGCGAGGCGGGCATAATGGTCGAGCAGGGTGTCCGGGTCGGTGGCCTTGCTTGCCACTAAGGTGGCGTCTCGGAGGATAGCCGCGTCAGCGATGAGCTCGACGTGCTCGGGGCGGTAAGGGGAGAAGCCAGCGTAAGCCGTCAGGTCACCGATGTCGGAAGGCCCGACGGCTGACCCCATGCGGCGTAAGTAGTCGGTGACGGTGAGTTCGTCAGCGGAAGAGCCGTCGACCTGAAGCCCAAGGATCGCGGCGGCGACCTCCTGGTGCTTAGGCTCGAAGAAGTCGGACGGCTTGAGGTCGGCGGGGAAAGGGAGCGCGTCACGCAGAAGCACACCGAGAAGGTGGCGTTCCGCCGGCACGTTGTTCGGAGGGGTCATGGAAGAGAGGGTTGGGGTTTGGGGGCGTGGGTGCCCTTGGTCAAGATGCTTTGCGTAGGATGCGGTCGAGGTCGGCCTTGCGGTAATGGGGGACAGGTCGCGGGGTGCGGAAGACCTTGCGGGCGATGTCCATGCCGTCGATGCGGTATTGGAGGCCGCGGACGGTGCGTCGCTTCTTGCGGGCATACTGCGTCAGCGTCACCCATCCGTCCGGGCTTTTGAACTCTTCGAGGGCAAGCGCAGATTCGAGCGCCTTGGGCCAAGTCTTGAACTTAGGCGACAGGCGATACATCAGGCGGTTGTGCTTGATGCGTCGTTCTTCGGCGAAGCCTGCCTTGACGATGCGAGCGACCGGGCCGCGAACACCGGCGAGGGTCTTCAGGCCAAGGAGAGGCACGATGTCCAATGTCCTGATCCAGCCGTCGAGTCCTTGCCATGGTGCGGACTTGAGGGCCTCGAGCAGCGCGTGGGCGTCGAAGCGCTTCATCGGGCCTTCGGGGTGAAGACCTTGAGGTCAGTCGTCCAGACCCAGCGGGAGCCGACGCGGTGGACGAGCCAGACCTTCCAGTCCTTGCCGTCGACCCAGCCAGCGGCGAAGCCTGAGCCCCAGCGGGAGGTGGCGAGCCGGTGCGATGCGTAGGCCATGGCGTCCTTCTGGCAGAGACAGCCGGCGGAGAAAGCGGCGCCGCCTTCGGCCTTGGTCAAGTTGACCTGGGCGAGCGTGTGCGTGTGGCCGTGGATCAGCGCGCCGCCGCGGTCGGCGTAATGCTTTCCCTGCTCGGCGGTGGCGTTCAAGCCGTGGGCGTAACCATGGATGAAGGCGACCTGACCTAGCCGGTAGACACCCTTCTCGGCGTGGTAAGGCAAGATGGTCTTGGCTCCGCAGCTCTTCGCGGTGGTCTTGATGCGGGCCTCTAGGTCGGCGCAGTAGTCGCGCACCAGGGCGGAGCCTGAGGTATGTTGAAGGGCGGTCGCCCGGTGTTCGTGATTGCCCATCAGGTAGACGGTGGGCTTCGTGCGCTCGAGGAAGGCTTCACCGGCCTCGATGTCCGAGATGAGGGACTCAGCGCCTTCGGCATCCTGCCCGGCTCCACGACGAAGCGATCGGAAGTCGAAGCAGTCGCCGAGGTGGACGCGGACGGTCGGTTTGTAGTCTTTGATGAACTCGCAGAGCGCCTCGACGGCGTTCTCGTCGGCCATGTCGCCGTGGTTATCGCCGAAGGCCACGAAGCGGGTCGGGGTGCTCACTTCGTTGAAAGGTATGGGATGGGCTTGCCGGCATCGAAGGCCGCCAGCATCTCGTCACGGCGGGTGCGGGCCGTGGTCAGGTCGCCGCCGATGTTCTCGACGATGTCCTTGCCGCGACGACGCAGGCGGAACCAATAGCAGTCGCCCAAGCGCTGAAGGTGGTGGTTCGGGTTGTCCTTCACGTTGCGCTCGGACTTACGCTGGCCGTGGCACACGGTATACTTCGGGCAGGCGAGCAGGAAGGCCACGCGCTCAGGGGGCAGGCCGACCTTGCGGGCCCACGCCAGCGTCTCAGGGGTCAGAGTCTCCATGACTTGGCGAGTAGCCGGCCCTCCGACATGATCTGGTTACGGGCGTCAGGCTTGAAGATATACTCCTGGTCGAACAAGTGGGCGGCGCGTATCTCGGCGATGCTGTCGAGTTCTTCGTCGTTCGCGGGGCCGACGCCGGCGGTCGAGACGTAGACCGTGCGGACCTTCCAGCCTTTCTCCCAGAGGATGTCCTGGCAGACGCGCAGCTCGTTGATGTAGCGCCAGTCGGAGCAGACGACCGTCTCTGGGCTGACCTGGTCGTGGTGCTTCATCACCGGGCACCAGTTGGCGAAGTGGCGGGCGAACACGTCCTTATCTAGGCGCCGTGCGAACTTGCCCGCGTGAACGAGGAAGTCGCGGTTATCCACCTTGAAGTCCTCGCGGAAGAAGTTCCCGTCTAGCCCCAAGTAATCCATGTAGTGATTCGCGGCCTCCTTGAGGGCGTCGGCGAAGTTGATGTGCTCGGCAGGGCGGGTGGACCACTCGAGAAGCCCGGAGGCGAGAGTGTCCTTCCCGGCCCTAGCGAACCCGGAGATCAGCACAAGGGTCGGTGCGGCCATGGGCGTGGGTGCCTCGGTCATGGACTAGAAGGGCGGGGCTTCGGTGTGGGACTCAGGCACGATGGGCTTCTGGCCGCCCTTGGGGAACGTCAGCTTGTATTTGAACTGGGGCTTGCCGTTCCACTCGCCGTTCGGGATGGCTTCCACGCCGATTAGGCAGGTCTTGCCGCAGGCGGGTTCGATGTACTGCATGAACTCGGCAGGGGTCGCGTCCAGGCGCAGCTCTTCGGTGAACTTGCCGGAGAACTTGCCGATGAGCATCGCGAGGGGCTTGCCATACTTGGAGCCGTAGGACTTGCTCAGGCAGTTGCCCTGGTCGTCGAGGAAGAACAGGCGGGCGGAGGATGTGCCGTCCTCGTTGTGCTTCACCTTCTCAAACTTCGGCTTGATGAGCTTCAGTTTGTAGGTGCCGTTCACTTCGATGGACTTGAGGGGCGGGCGGTCGTTGTTGGATTCCATGGTGGGAGATTAGGCAAAGGAGATGTTGGTCGCGGCGCTGGGTTTGGCGGCGAGGTCGATGGTGGTGATCTCCTTCTGGTAGCCGGGCCACTCGCCCGAGGCCGTGCACTGCTTGTAGAGGGCCAGCGCACGCTCAAAGTCGAAGGCGGCGTTCGTCATCAGTTCAGGGCCAAGCTCATACACGGCGGTGGCATAGGGCGGCTCCTTCTCGACGGCGATGAAGCGGAAGCCGAGGACGCGGCACTTGTAGGCGGCCTCGACGGCGTGCCGATAGAAGTAAGCCTGGAGGTTGTAGCGATACTTGCGGACGGCGGACAGGAAGCCTTGGGGGCTGGCGTCTTCGCAGGTCTTAAGGTCGTAGATGTAGCCGTCGTCGGAGATGCCGTCGATTGCACATTTGACCAGGGTGTCACCGAGGAAGGCCGTGAACATGACCTCGGTCTTCGAGAGGACGATGCCATGCTCCTTCATGCAGCCAATCGCGGCGTTCGAGACAGCGTCGACGAGCGCGCCTTCATCGGCGGTCAGGATGGCCTTGCCTTCGT